CTACTTCTACTATCATAAACCGTGTCTTTCTTTTTCTACAAAGTTATTCAATAAACACCATTCGTATAGGTCTTTAGGACTCATTCTAAAATTGTCTTTAGCATCCCATACCCAAGCCACAAACTCAGAACAGTACATTCTTTGACCTTCATCTTGTATCTTCTTCCAAGATCCTGTAAGTAGTTCTATTGGTTGTTTAACTATAAGACCTTCAAAATCATAAGCTGTGTGTCCTACTTTTGATAGTGCCTTAATTGCCACTTCTTTTTCGTTGTAGTCGCTTATCTGCCTATGAACAATGTAATCATACCCATAGGTCTTTTTCCATTCCTCAAATGGTCTTAAATTAACCCCGTCTTTTTGCGCATCTATAATATAAGGCTGCCCCCAACACTCCACATATAATGCAGAGTGTGAGAACTGAGACCTTGTAAAGGCTTTAATAAGTTTCGGAATTAATCTTTTGCCCGAACAATGTAATATGTCTCCTGTCTTAAGCATTTTCAAAAGGATTAGGTGTTGGCTTTGGTTCATAATCAATCAAAACCATATTAGAAACTATGTCAGGGTGTTCAGCTTTTAAATACTGAAACCCATCGTAATTGTACTCTTCTTGTGATATTATCCAATTATCATGTATATCTTGAATCGGGTTTAAGTAGCTGCATCCATCCTGCGCCACTAATCTTCTCATACCTTCTATATCTACCCCTAAAGGTAACTTCCATACTTTTATCATACCTGTCTACCTAAAGTTGTTTCAAATGCTTGTACTGCTGTGTTTAATGCTGAAGCTTCTGAACTAGTTAAACCATCACCGATATATGCAAATCTTTGTTGCTGAGCATTATAATCGCCACTAAATTCACCTAATTTATTTAATTTAAATGATGTTGTGATGTTTGTGCTAGTAGTAAATGTGAAATTAGTTATATTTCCTCTAATACTAAAAAATGAATTGGTTGATGTTTTTGAAACTAAATAAAAACCTCTAGATTTTAAATCTGTATTATAATACGCACTTGTTGATGAATTGTTTATAGAAAAAAATGAATTTTGTGTATTAGTGCCAGGATAAATACATGTCCCTAAACCACTATTATATGAACCAATAGCACATGACGAATTTGCAGTACCAGGGTTATCTTCACCTAAATAAGTACCAATAGAAATATTATTTTGACCCATTAAATTATTAGCAACAAATGTATCAGCATAACCTGTTGTGCCATTTGGATCCGCCCCTGTTGAACTATGTGTCCATCCACCATAGAATATTAATCTAAATGCAGCATCTAAATCACGTGGATCTTTTAAATTCCATTTATGTGTTGAAGCAGTACCACCTACAAATGGATATATAGCTTTCATTTTAGTCCAAATACCATAACCTTTTAAATCAGTTACAAGTGTATTAATTGCATTTTGTTGAGTAGAGTCACTTATGCCTGATGCTGTTATAAATGCCTGTGCGTCGGCATCGTATGCTACTCCAAATGCATATGGATTAATTATCATTCCCATGATTATGCTCTTGTGCCGATTAAAGTAACTTTAAGTCCTTTTGCAGTTCCATCACCTATTTGATCAATGTCAATAGTTACTTCTGCATCATCAGCTAATGCGCTATCAGAAATAACCGCTGCTGTTGCTGCTGTTGTACTTGTTTTTTCCGTGTTATCAATCGTTAACTTAGTAGATAAAACAGATGTACCACCTTCGTTAATGTCAACCGTAAAAATAGAACCACTTGTTTGAGCAGTTGATAAAGAAGCCCTAACCGCTGTTAACGTCATTGCGTAAGGCATTCTAAACGTAACCTTTGCAGTTCCTGTTGTTAAAGCTGTACTTTCATCGGATGCTGCTACTTGTATTTCTGTTGGTAGTGCTGTTTGTGCGTATGTGCGAATATTTGCTCCAGTTACACTTTTAGAAGTATATGCTCCACCACCTGCATCTTCAGATATTGCTACTAAATCAGTTGCTGCAAGTGCTGCACCTTTTGCGGTTAATTCGCTAAACTTTTTTTCTGCCATTTTTTATTATTTATCGTTCGTCAATTGTATCTCCCCACCATGTGGTATCGTAAACTTCACCCCAACCTGCAATGTCAACACTTGCACTTTGAGTGATTAGAAATTCATCACTTTCAGTCTCTAACAAAAAAGTTGATGACTCGTCCTTAAAGTTATCTCCTTCTTCATTAGCCTTTCCGTAGCCAATAAGATTACTTACGGCTGCTCCCCATCCTATACTATTTGCCATCTTTAATCGTGCTTAAAAAGATTTGCAACTTAATTATGTTTTCCTGTTTAGGTTTGTACGCCATATCTATATAAACCACCCAATGTTGTTATTGTTACTATCTGGAAAAACATCCCCTGCACCATTTGAGTTGTACTCAGGAAAATCAATACTATTGTTTCCTAAGAAATCAAGCAGTCTTTCCGTGTATTGTTGTGCTAATATTCTTTCTTTAGATATAAGGCTGTCAATCTCTTCTTTAGTTGCTGTGTCCGAGTTTTCAGAGTTATGCCTATAAACACCTTTATTTGAGATTGTATAAGCTGTATTAGGCAGTAATTCAACCATTGCGTAATGAATCAAACACGGCTTCACGTAGTCAACTAATAAAGTCTTATAATCAGCATTACCAACATCATCAACATCACCATTTACAATCAATGTCTTTAGCTTATTAAAAAGCTGTGTACCTAAGTAATTTTGAATATGAATATCTTGCGCTATTTTGATGCAAAACATGAACTTATCAGGATCAAGGTTTCCGTTTAGCGCTGTAAATTTAACTAAGTCGTTACGTGTTATGAGTAGTGCTTCCATGTTTATTTAGGTAAAAATCCTTGGTTTGGCATATCTATAGGTCTTTGATATACTTTTTTATCGTTTACAGGTGCTATATATCCCTCTTTTCGTTGCTGTGCAGGTGTTACAGTCTTAGCTAAAGGAGATGTTAAATCAGTTCCTTTTCTTCTATATGTTTCACGCTGCCAAGCATGATGGCATGCACCACCTCCTTTATATAACCAAATCGAATATTTGTCAGAACCTTTTGGACCAAAACCTTCATTTACTATTTGGTCCTCCATTGCTATAATATCCTCTTTACGATACAGCTTGTTTGCTTTAATCATTGCCTTACAGAAAGGTCTTGACTTATCACTTATTTCACCAATGTATCTGTAACGTGTTCTAAATACATCATTGTCTTGTTCTGAGTTTCTTTTTGCGTATGCTGTACCTGTCTTAACAAGGCTAACTATTCTACTCATCAATGTAGGCTTATTTGCACTATAAATCAGTTTATCATAGTCCTCCTCCATGTCATAGTCTACAACACGTGAATCAATCAATTCCCATTCATCCAAATCAATATCCTCTCCATATTGGTCCACATCTAATTTATCAATAGCACTAAGTTGTGCAGGTGCTAAGTCGCTACCTCCTTGTTCTGGAGATAATCCTACCAATGCACGAATTTCATTTGGTGTCATGGATTCAAGAACTTTGTTAGCAACCAATGGAGAAAGTGAGTTAATGCCTTCAATTACTTTGCTTCCTTCGGTATTTGTCAAGTCTCCTTCTGCATCTAATGGATTAAGCCCTTCAAACTTCAAGTCTAAACTTATTCCGTTATAAGCTAATATTCTATCAAATGCATCAATTAATAACTCTTGAATTGGTTTAATAACCATGTTTTCAAACAAAATAGCTGAGTTTCTAAGCTCATCAGCATTAGAACTAAAGCCATTTGTTGATGCAATACCAAATAATAACGGAGATGTAACGTTATGCGCTAACATTAATTTACGCATACACTCGTCACTCAAATACTGATATTGCTCAGCGGCATCATTCAACGGAATATCGTCAACCGTTGTTTTCTCTGTTTCGTTGTTATTAAACGCAACTATAACTTTTTGACCTCGTGATCCTGTTAGTTTTCCTAATACCTTAGAACTAATGATTTGCTGTTGCTCTTCTGATGGTACGCCCGAATTGAAGTTCACCACCTTAGTTCCTGAGAAACCATTTTGTACTTCATTAACCAAATAGTCTGCAATTTCTTCTTCAAGTGTTGCATAAGGCAAAGCCCCTAAATAGTCAGGATAAGCGTAATACTTCATACCTACAGAGTAAGGCATGATGTAAAGTATTTCTATCTGTTCCTGTGAGTAACCAAATGCAGGGATTCTTTTAGGTGCATACTTTTTTACATCATTCCAATTGTCAGAGTAGTAATAGCCTTCAATCTCGCCATCCTTATTGCACTTTTCCGCACGTATTAGGTTAACAGGGATATGATATACCTTCTGTATTTTTTTGCGGTCTTTAGTGTAGTGTATTTGCATAGCTGCATTACCCAACATCTTAAAGTCCTTAACTACTTTTCGTATATCTTCCTTGTTGAGCATTGCCATCATTTGCGCATACTCATTCGGTTTTCTTGATGCATCAGTAGCACTTAACCCTTTACCATAAACTAACCTTGAAATGTTGTTTATAATGGCGTTATTTGTTGGGCTGTTCGTGTATCTGTCTATCAAAAAACTGAAATAGTCGTTACCTTCGCCATACTCTACCCATTCGTCACGTTTAGACTCTTGGATCGTTGGCGTTTCGTAAGCAGCCAAATTTAAAATGTGTACGTTACTCATATACTATGAAATCGTTATTACTTGTGTAATTAATGTATTGCCCTGTATTTAGAGAATAGGTAGGTATAGATTGATTAGTGCAGAAAATCTTGTCTTTAAATAAGTCAACTGATCCGTCTTTTACCACCAAAGAGTAGAATCTATTTTCTACAAGCGTGAACACCGCTGTAATCGTATCAAAATAGTCTCCTTGCGTGCTTGTGAAAGTAGTTATTGTTTGAACGTCACCTGTCTGTTCATCCGTTATAACAAGCGTATCGTATCCGCCTGCTCGTGGAATGAAATTAATAGTCTGACTTGATGCACTTTCCTGAAGTATAATCATAACTATTAAACTTGCTTACCTATATTTTGTTTCATAAAAAAAGGGAGTTGTTACACTCCCCTCTTTTGATAACCTATAATTAAACTATGAAGTTACTATTGTAGCTGCACTAAACACGGTCGCTAAACCTGCATCTGTTGAGCAGTTCAAGAAGTTCGCAGCGATGTTCTCTTGAGCCACAAATGTCAAAGAATAACCGCTCATGTCACCCAACTGAACCCCACTTGAAATAGTACCAGCAGTTAAGTCTGCACCTCTTTCAAGACCCATCAAGAAATATTGGTTAGAACGAGTCTTCACCACGATGTGAGGTCTTCCAAAGCTAAGTAGCTTCACTGTCTTGTGAGTCGCAGCATCCTGCTTTTTCAATTGGATAGTTAACGTTTGTTCTACAAAAGTAGTTCCATTTTCTCTTGAAGAATTGATTGCTTGCTCAAATGAGTTAGTACCTTTCAATTTATTAGTTAGCAGAGTTCGTGATTCCGTATACCACACAATCTTCAGCAAATCCGTATTTAGCATCTGCTGTGAAACGCATAACTACACGGCAATTTTGTGAACCATCCAAATCACTCATATCCAAGACTTTAACTTCGTTCATGTCATTTAATAGACCTGTCGCAAAGTGTAAGTTAGAAGTTGGAGTAGCCCATGCAGTGTTAGCAGCAAGACCATTAGCCATGAATACAGGTACACCATCAAACATCAATTCACCCAATGCTTGGTTTGTTCCTTTGTTGTCATAACCTGCAGATCCTACGCCCGATGCGCCAAAACCGCCCAACGCTCTAACGTATGCCTTATAGATGTTTTGAGAAACATAAAGTTTCAAGTCAGGCTGTCCGTATAAACGTGCAGGGATAGCATCTACTAATTTACCTAACTCAGTAATAACGTTAGAAGCAGTTACAGTAGTTCCTGCAACCTCTTGTGCAGATGGTAAAGCAGCATCAGCAGCAATTTGTGTAGATAAACCTGCGAATTGACCTGCAGTTGCGTTAACACCTGTCCAGATAGTTGATTCCATTGCAGAAGCTACTTTCTCAGCTACGTGTGCGATCAAGAAATCAGAGAAAGATTTTGGCATTACATCGAATGCACCGAATCCCATCTCAGACGCTTGCCATGTGCTATGAAAATCTTTTCGGCACAATTGCAGGTTAACTTGAAATTCTTCAGGGTTTAAGACTTTCTCAGTTAAAGTAACAGTTGAAGTAGCATCAAAGTCACATGTAGCATTTTTGATGATGTCATCAGTAGCTACTCTTTGAATAACTTGTTTGTACTTTACGTTTGGATGGATAGTTAAACCACCTTTTTCTAAAGTTGGTGCAGACAATAAAGCTGCAGCAATGTACTTACCTGCAAACTCGCCAGCGTAAGTAGTTGTAATTGATGTTGTTGTTGCCATTTTATTAATTTAAAAGATTAATTACTTATTTAGTTTTTCTAAGATCGCATCCATTGTTGAACGTGGTCTTTTAGAAGCGAATTTGAAACCTTCTACTTCGTTAGTTCTTTCAGGATTAAATGTGATTGGTTTTACTTCCTCAAGTTCAACCTCTGTTGTAGTCGTTGCAGTTGTTTCTTCAGTAACCTCAGCAGTAACTTCTTTAGGAGTAGTTGCGCTAAGCGTTTCCAATTTAGCTTTGAGTTCTTCATTTTCAGCTTTTAGTTTTTCCATCTCAGCGAAGAATGTTTCTTTGATGATTGATTCAACTGTCTTCTTAGCAGTTGGTGCAACCTCTGCTTCTGCTTCAACTTCAATTTCAACTTGTGGTTCAGCTTCTAC